ACGATCAATTCACCTGTGATGTCCACATCGCCTGTATGACTTGACCCAACTTTAGCGTCTAGTTGCGTTTGGATTGCTGAAGTTACACCGTCAACGTAGTTAAGCTCTACGCTCGTTGCAGTAACGCCAAGATCGGATAGCTGCCGCGCCAGTGGAAAGCCACCAGCCGTAGAGCCATCGTGGACAACAACAACATCTTTGTCCGTATCTACTGTGACCTCACCGACCGCGCCTGTGAACGTGCTGTGTTGGCTAGTTGAACCGCGTCTGAATTGTACTTGCTTTGCCATTATGCAATGCTCCCGTAATCATCTAATGATGCGACTGTGCCAGTGATAAGGCCATAATCTTCATCAAGTGCTAAATCTTCAGCGGTTGCCGTTATCATCACAATAGCTGAACCTGATAGGCTTATGGCCGCATCAGAATTGTTGCTTTCACTGACTGTGCGTGAAAGTGTAGTTCCGCTTGCCGTGTAGACACCAGAACCGACCTCCCAATTACTGCCGTCCTCAATCAGATAACGTACTGTGTCACCGTCCGACACACCCCCATCGGCAAAAGACTGATAACCAGTTTCTGCCGACCCAAGGGTGATTGTGCCAGTTCCTGTTGTCGCCGTGGCAACCTTTACGCGATTTGCTAGAACGACCATGCGTCACCTTATGCGATTTGTAGAACACCATTTGCTGCGCTGAAGTCTACTGTAAGACTGTCGCCATCGTTTAGCGTCAATGATGAACCGTAATCATAATATCCAATCAACGGATCGGCTGGTGATGTTACTGTATCATTATAAATGTACACATAACGGAACGGGCCAGTAGAGCCGCCAGTTGAAGTCAACGTAATGTCAGCTAATACCAACTTATATGTGCCAGATGTTTGGCTTGAAGATGATGTTGTGACATTGCGTGAAGAAAGATTTGTGTAAGCCACTTCAGTGACGTTGCCCAAGATGCCGTTGCCATCCGCTGATGGATCAGATGTTTCTGATGCTGGGGCTGTGTTTGATAGTGCTACAACGATTTGATCGCTTTCCAAGTCCATATTATGGACTGCGTTTTCAACGAAATCGTTCACTTTGTTAAAGGTTGCCATATTACGAACTCCGTAGTTTTAAGCATATGCAAGCGCATTCTAGCGCATTTTAGCTTGGTTTGCTAGGCCAAGTTGGGTTTCTGGGGTCAGTGGTGTTTTCTGGAAGTGACCGCAAAGCCGAACGATAATCACGCCAAGATTGCTTTTGCGTATCAGTCAACGGCGCATCTACCGCTTGCGTCCAATCGCAATCCGTCAAATAACCATTGCGACGATTGCGTAAGTCTAGCCATGCACGATCTATGTCGGCTTGGTCAATGTCGGTTTGCGGCCTTCTAACGGGCGCACCGTCAACAATAGTGTATTCTTTTGCGGTATATTCGCCCTCAATGCACGGCTGATGCAAGTGCAATTCATCTGCCCTGCCGTCAAAGGTGTAATCAATTTCGCCTGTGTCAACGTTGTATTTTGTGTAACGTGTCATCTATACCGCCTAAATATCGTGATTTGGCAATCGGCCGATGGGCTAACAATGCCAGAAAGGTTGCTAACATATACATAGACAGTTCGCGTACCAGTGGAAACTGATTTTGACCCCGCCATAGTTTGCAAGCCAAGCAACCCATCACCGGTATAATTTATGCCCGTCATTTCTGTGCCATCAATATATAGCTGAAATGTTGCCGTATCACCTGAACCAGCCGTGCCAAACATTTCCAAATTACCAAACGCCACAATATCGCCAGAATAAGCCATGTACACACTTGTGCTAAATGTATAAGGCCCACTGCCTGACTGCGTTGAAAAGTCTGTAAAGTCAGTGATTGTAATGCTGTCGCCGGCAACCTTTAGGGTATCGACCGCCGCATTCTGTATTTTAGCATTTGTGATTAATGCATTATCAATTTGTGCCGCACTGGTAATAATCCCAGATGTAGCAAGCAAGCCACCTGTAATAGTATTCGCAACAATCTTGTCGCCGGTAATAGTTGAACCGCTAATTTTTGCTGCCGTCACTGCGTTGGCCGCAAGTTTGGGTGTTGAGATAGCCCCATCCGCAATTTCTGTCGCAGTGATTTCACCAGCACCAATAGAAGCATCTGCAACGACTTCTTGCCATGCTGATCCGTCCCAATAATACAACTTATTATCAGTTGTTAAAAATACTTGCTGATTGGTGAAGTCACCCGCCGCTGGAAGTGATGAAACCGGTTCAATAATATCCAAACCAGCATCAATGAATAACTGCCTAACGCCATTTTCAAAGTCGGCATCATCTAGGAATGTTGTGGTAGCTGAAACGCCAGATGTGAATGCAGATGCATTGCCAGAATAATCCACTGACTTTAGGAAGTAGTATTTAAGTTCATTCAGGCCAAGATTTGTTCGGGTGAATGTATTGCCAGCCGAAATGCCTACCTTGGTTGCGCCAGACGATGAATTAGTGGTGTTTTCATAGATTTCCACATAGTTCAAATCAGTGTCAGTCGGATTAGTCCATTCAATCGTAATATATTTGAAACCACCGCTTGCACTTATGTTTGTTGGCAGTGCGGGTGCCGTAACGTCACCACCGCCCGTAAAGGTGGCCGTAACAAAATCACCGCGCCGACCGTTGCTTGTCACCGCCCTAACGCGAATGATGTATTCCACGCCATCTACAAGTGGGCTAAGTTCAATGCTAGTTTCAGTTGTGGTTGTGGCCGCATAGTTGCTATCGGCTACCGCCTTCCATTCAACATCATAGTGCGTGATAAATCTATTCGTTGGTGCTGTCCAAGATACGATGACACTGTTGATAAACGTACCATCAGACGTTGTGCGGCCACCACCAGATGTTGTTAGGCTTGCTATATTGATAGACGACCTTGGATCAGTCAGCGTACTATCATTGCCCGTAATATCGCTTTCTTCTGCACTCCAACTAAATGCGGCAGATGATGTTTCGCGTAGCGTAAGGCCAACCCGTAGATCGCCCGCATCACCATCATTGCGGAACTTCCAGCCAACTACCTCAAACTCTTTTGCCGACCAGCCATAACGGTCAATCGTCAAAGCAATAATGTCGCCACACTCTACCTCAAAGGCTTCTAGGCCAAAATCAGCCGTGAAGGTCATCTGCTCCCGTGCGCGGAATAGCGTCATCTTCGCTAGGCGTTGGGCCATTGATGCAGATGTTGTCAGCGGCAGCGCAAGATCAAGCGCACTTTCTAAGCCGTTATCATCTGCGATAAATGCGGATGATCTAATTTCAGGATAGTCAGCCCGAATGTAACCTTGGTCAGCATCGTTAAACGTACCGCGCACAATGTTGAAGTTGTCACGGCGGCTATGCTTAGTGTCTAGGTTAATTGGGCCACGCAAGTCATCTAGCGTAAATGTCTTGATTGATGATGTATATTCGCCAACCTTTAGGTGCCATTCACCCTGACCCCAGAACAATGTGCCAGCGCAAGCCGTCATCATGTCGCCAAGGATGTCAGACGGGGTTTGGTCTAGGCTTACAACGCCGTTAATCTCATAGCGGTTTTCACCGCCGCTACCAGCTAAGGTGACGCTTTCATCACATGTATTAGCCGCCGCTTGAAAGTAGGCATCATTCACATCGCCTGAATTATCTAGGCCATAAGTGGAAACAAGATAGTCACGAATGCATAACGCCGCATTTGCCGAATATGCGGTTGTGGATGTGCGCGGATCGTAAACCTTTTTACCCTGCACTTTCGCAGTAAATAGCGGCACACCTTCAGCGAAAACGTCCTGATCGTATTCCATCCGCACATAAATGTACGCAATGCCTTCGCCTTTAAAGTCAGATGTAACTGATGTTTCGCTAACTAGATCACTGTCTGCCGTTTGGTTGTCTGCGCCTGTATGCTTCTTAATGCGGATTTTGGAATTGCTGTCACCGTCTTGCCACTTCGCATCAGTAACGAAACCATCTGCATCCAATGTGACGGTTTCATCATTGATGTAAATGTCGCCAATGCTGTTCACTTCATGGCCAGCAAGCACAATGATCTGATGCAAATACTGGTTCGTATCGCCAGTGCTTTCGATAAATGTAACCGTGCCGCCCTTACGGATTTCACCGTAGACTATCTGTTGTGGCGCAGTAGCTTCACGGGCGTTGACCAGTAGGCCGCGCGATCCAGCACCGCCAAATGAAGGCTTCGGTGCAAGTGCGCGTAATGCCCATGATGTTACGGCGGTGATTGCGATATAGCCGACAACAAAGGATGCAATCGCGCTAGTGGCTAAAGTTGTTGCGCCTAATGATTTAAGAATAAACGAGCCAACTGTTGTCGGGTCACGCGGCACACGATCCCAATCGTTCCAATGCTTAACCGTGATGTCGCCTAGCCTGTATTTCATGCCTTAACCCATGCATTCGTGATGAAGTCTATCTGCGTAGAAACTACACCCTTTTCCCCTACAAAGATAGCCTTTGTGCCTATTGCTATGCCCATCGCTTCGCCTATGACCCATCTGCGCACTTTGTCAGTCGTGACTAGCGCACCCTTCGGGGGAATATAGTCGATACGCTTCATCTTACGGTCAATCGCTTCTTCTAGTGTGTTGGCTTTGAATACCTTACGCAATTCGTCCCGCTTTAGGTACAGCCCATTTTTTGTGTACTGCCCCACCCAATCATCTGCCCAACCTTCGCCATACATTGCGCGGAAAGCATTGTTGGTAAACATGAAGCAATCGTTGGTATGCCACTGAAACGGCACATTGCGTACTTTGCTGATGTAACCGTTCAGCGCGTCTAAATCAGGCTTCACCATTTTCTGTGGCCCTGCCCCATACGATTTGTTTGTCTTGTAGCTTAGTGACCCAATCAAAGAATGTATCGCTGCCAGACAAACCTTTTGCGGTTCTTACACCCGCATGACTTTCCCGCGTATATCTGCGAATATTCGGACGCTCCAAGGCAATTAGACGGCTTTCCACGGTCAGACTGATTGTTGCACTTTCAGCCGCATCTTGGATCGTCATCTTATCCATATAGCCACTAAACACTTCAACAGTTTCACTGCCCACACCCCAATAGATCGTCACTAAGCGACCTTGGTATTCTTCAGTCAGCGCATAATTGATGATTGAACTGTCTAGCCCGTTCAGTGTAAGCGTGGTGCCACGCGCAGATAGGTCTGACGCTTCCTCTAAGCCGTCTATGGTAAGCAAGTTGCCTGTGCCAGTGTAAGTTTGCCCACCGATTGTTTTGTTGCCGTAGCCCGTCCACAAGCGCATATTGCCAGCATCAAAGGCCAGATCGACCGCATAGAAAACTTCAATCTGATCGCCATCAAGCGCAGTAAGTAAGGCGGCTGGAACTGTTCTACTCATATCGCTTCAAACGCTCCAAATGTAATGCCATAAATACTGGCCTCATTGACTGACCAGTTTTGCTCATTGCTTGCCAAGCGGAACTTGCCAGTTGTGTTCAGGATGTTCACACCCGCGCTAGACTTGCTTTCGCGCAAGGCGGGCCAGATTTCTACATCTTGTGCCGATCCTGTACCTGTCACATCTTCCAGCACCTTGTGCAATGTGCGGTTGGACGTAGTGCCAATCTGGATGTAATCGCCAGCAAGTAAGGTTTCACCTGATGTAATTGTACAAGATATTGTACGACTACCCGCACTACCTGTCGCAGCATTTACATCACTGTTAGTCGATACAGTGCCGCGCGGTGATGTTGCGCTGGGATCGCCAAGATAGAATGTGCCGTATTGCCCACGCAAGCTAACCAAAAACGCAATCCATTGTTCCGCATCCGCACGTTTCATTGGCGGCAGTGTGATGTCGGCTTGCCAAGTTTCGCCGCTGTAAGCATGTGCTTGACCCGCAAAGGTAAACGGTGATTGACTGTATGCAACCGCGTTTACCGCGCGTAGCTCAATCTGCGCAATGCCCGTATGTGACGGCAGGGTTAAGGGGTAAGTGATAGCCATTATGCAAACGCCCTTCCATATGAACCGCCACGCCGTTTCGCATCCGCGACTGCCGCTTTCGCGCTTTCCGCAATCTGTGGCATAAGTGACTTGATTTCAGTGCGTACAGTTTGTTGTACGCCTGTTGATACGTTGATGGTTTGGTTGACTACTACCTGACCGCCGCCGGTCATCTTATCGTTAGGCACGATAGAACCGGTGCGGGAAGGCACAAACAATTCTGGCCCACGTTCACCCACCACATAAGGGTTTCCGCGCTGTACGGGGCCGCCTATGGCCTTCATGGGTGTGCCGCCAAATGAAGGGAATGCCGATGTGATTGCGTTTGTGATAAATCCGGTGATCTGCTTAACGACAAACACGCGGTAAAGTTCCTTGATGATGTCAGCGGCCATTGTGCGGAATGCGTCCTTGGCCTTCTTAGTACCGTCGATCATAGACATGAATGCATCACCAAACTTGTCACCAATCATATCCGCAACGGTTGTAACTGCCGTGCCTGTTTCTTCGCCCGCTTGCTTGATACGTTTGAAATATGAGAATACATCAATCGTAATAAGGTTGTTTAATTCATCCTGAAGATTTTGGTAGCTTTCAAAAGGCTTATCCAATTGTTCGCGCAAATCATCTTCACGCTTCATTAATCTTTCCATTTGGTCATTCAACATGCCCATACGGTCAGCCGTTTTGTTCATCGCAGCATCAAGGTTGTTTGTAGCGAAATCTGTGCCCATAAGTTCATTCATCATGCCGGCAAGGTCATCAATAGTTTCCGCAAACCCTTCCGTTAATGAACTGGTGAAAGTTGTCCACCTAAATGCAAGGTCATTAATAAGAAAAGAAAACTGAACGCCAAATAAGTCGATCCTTGCCGTTGCCCGTGAAAATGCTTCACTCACTATTGCTGGCACATTTGAAATAAATACGACAAACATATTTATTCCGTTCACGATCCCATTAATCGCCGCCATCGCACCGCGTTTTAATAGGTCAAAGCCTTTAACAACCAAATCAACCGCCGGACGCACAAAGTCAATCAACGGTTGGAACGCCGTTTTCATATCCGCACCAAACCGCTTAAAGTCAAATGATAGCTTAGTAGTCTTATCGCCCATCATTGCGATAGCACCGCCAACAGCGATCAACGCACCCAAGATCATCCCTTTTGGCCCAAAGATCGAAGCAAGTTGTGGTGCTTGCATGGTCATAATGCGCAACGCATCAGTACCCATAGAAGCCTGAACCGCCATATCTTGGAACTGCAATGATGCCATACCCAAGTTACGGGTCATATTCTTATTGGCGCGACCAACGCTTTGCATCCCGCTAACGTGGCGGTTCATGTTGGCCGTTGACTTCGACATAGTCTTATCAAGTGAACCAAGCTGCGCTTGTACCTTTTTCATTTCAGGTACAGCGTTTCCAACGGCATCCATGCGAATGGTTAAATTAGTCTGTGCCATTGTCTTTTTGCTCCGACTTGATTTTAAAGTATGCGACCCATTCGTTATATTCTGAAAGGCTGATTTGCTCTATTTCACCTATGGTTTTGCCAAGCAATTCAGCCAATGCAATCAGATTATATCTAAACGGATCGCTTCTTAGTTTTTTT